ATAGTTTATTCCGTCCATAATAAACAAAATATTATCAAATACAAAACTTCTGCTCTCTTTTATATTCATAGAAGTATATAATTCTTGTGTTTCTGCAGGCGTACTCGGATAATTATCCCATTTTAATAGCTTTGGTCCAACGTGTACTAAAACATGTTGCATATCATCTTTTACATAAAAAAATAAACCTAGAATTTTATTATTAAATGTATTTAATAGTTTCATTCCAGGTCTTGTTTGAATACAATCTGAATCTTGATAATCTCTCCACATATTAAGTAAATCAGGGCTTCTTGAAAATGAAACATTATTATTAGAAAAATCTACACCTCTAAATGGTCCATAATTTCTTGTTATTAAATCAGCCATTAAAATGATTCTCCTTCTTCTATTTCAACCATAATTCCTTTTGTTCGTGTATCAAAATCCTGAAGTAATCTTTGATATTCATTTGAAAAAGCTGAGTAGTTAGCACTAGGGTCTGTTTTCAGAATATCATCAGCTACCTTATATGCCAAAAAGAACTGTGCGTCTTGAGCAATTTCAAATTCAAATTCATCATCAGTTTCATCATTTATTATCTCTGGGTCTGCAAAATATTCTACTGTATAAGTTGCATTAGAATTTTGATTTATAAATATCTTTTTTTCTCCAACAAAATAATAATCTCCTGATACAAGTTTGTTGTTTTCATCTTGAACTATGATACCTCTAAGTTGTTTCATAGTTGGTAATGAATATTCTTTGTATTTATTTTCACCCGTATATTCATGATTTAAATTCTTAGTTTTACATATTGGTTTTTTGTTAGCCATAGCTTGATATGCTATTCCAAGTAAAGTTTTAAATTTTATATCTGCATCTTCGTCTTCGGTAAACTTAATAGTCTCTGGTGCATATTCATCTATTAAACTTAAAAATTGTTTTTTTACATCTAAAATAGTCATTTATTGCTCCTTCAAATAATTATAATTTTCTTCTATCTCCTCTATTGTTCCAAATTGTTCAGAAGGTAATATATATCCCTTTCCTTCAAACCAAATTAATCTTGTTCCTTCTGTTAAATCTAATTCTAATAAAGTTTTTTCTTTCATTTTGATGCCATTATTTATAACAGTTTCCATTTCTTTTTCTGTTATAAACTTAAGCCCTTTTATTTTTTGTTTTACAGTCTTTTTTCCTCTTTCATCATCTATTATCTCTTCATCTTCTACATCAGTATTTTTAGTTACTGTCAACGCTAAAACTGGTGTGTAATTCGGACACATAAACATTCTTTCTAACTTTTTTTGTTTTTTGTTTTTATTAACTTCCATTTTTTCCTCCTTGTATCTTTTGAGAATCGAACTCAAATTTTTCCTTTAGATACATAAAAAGGAGCTTACTAGCTCCTCATTTTATAAAGTTTCTTGAATTGCAAATATTTCTTTAGGCCTTACTACTACTCCACCGAATACATATAAACCTTTTACAATATCTCCAAATCCACGTTCTTTTTCTACTGCTTTTACTTGGTCAATTTGTTCAGCAAAAGCAAATGCTTTTCCTGTTCTTAAGAAGTTATATCTTGTTGTTGCTGGTGTAGTAGTTGCACTTGCTCCACTACCAGTAGTTTTTGTATTATCTGGCAATAAGTTTTCAATACAAACATTTACATTGTTATATCTACCTATAATACCTCTTTTCATTAAGTCTAAATTATTTGTTGCAAGTTCTGTTAAATATTGTCTAAATTCTGAGTAGAATTTAGGAGAAACTTCACCCCAAATTTCAGTTGAAGGGTCAACATTATGTTCATATAACTTAATTAGTCCTTCTTCTACTGCTGTTACAGTATTTCCTTTATTTGGTTTTACTGCTGTTCCTTTTGCTATTTCGCTATCTGTAGCTTCTACTGCTTCTTTTAATTTTCTAGCAACAAATCTATCAGCTTCAAGTTTTAATTCTTTAGCTGACTGACGCATATCATTTTCCATTACTCCTTTGATACTTTGTGTTGTATCAACATCATCATAATATTTTGCAAAATACTTTTGTTCTGTTATTTCTAATACAATTTCATCTCCATTATAATTCTCAAGTTGAATGTCTTGACCTTGAACATAATCTTTAATTGTTGTTGTTCCTGATTCTGTTATATGTAATTTAGTTCCATATTTAATTTCTCCTGAGAATGAATAATCACTATGTTTTCTAAGTCCTGTTAAGACATCTAATTCATTTAAAATAGTTCTTGACCATAATTCTGGTTTAAATACATTTACTGACATTTGATTTCCTTTCTTTTTAGGAATTGTTTGTATTTAAATCTATTTAGTAAGATGTAAACTTGTCCTTCTAGCTTTTTCAAAAACTCTAGGGTCTTTTAAATCTTCAGCAGTTAAAGCCTTAAACTCTTCCTCTGTATAAAATTCAGAATCTTCTTTTTCTCCTTTAGATTTTAAACTTCCTGCACTATAAGGTTTGCTTTTTGGTTCTTTAGTAGAATTGTAAAAATCTACTATTTCCTTTAAACTAGTATTGGAATTAAATTTTTCCATAAAGCTTTTAAAGTTACTATCTTCTAATATAGATTCATCAATTCCCACTTCTTTAATTTCTTGTTTACGCTTTTGTTTTTCGCGTGTTTGGGTTAAATATTTCCCTAATTCTAAAAAAGTAGCTTCTTCTCTAGCATTTCTTTTAATTTTTGCTAATCGATTAGCTTCTTCTTCTATGTCTTCTAAATCCAAACTTAATATACTCTGAGCATCATTTTTTCCAAGAACTTTTAAGTCTTCTTCATTTTCCGTAGCCACGGGTTTATCTATTCCATATTGTTCATAAGATATATTAAGCAACTCTTCTATATCATCTGTTCCTGTTTGATTTTTAAGAAGATTTATTAGTTCTCGTTCTTTCCTGTTGTTCTTTTCATTTTTTCTTTGTTCTTTCCCCCATCTAGTATTAAATTTTTCATCAAAAGATTTTTCATATTCCTCTGCTTTTTGTTTCAACATTTCGTCTACTTCTTCTTGCGAATATGATTTTGGAGCATCTACTTCTCCGTTTTCTTGAACTTCATTATTTAGTTCTAATTCTTCGTTTTCTTCCATTTAAAAACTCCCGATTTACCCTCTCCCGAGCTTAAATTCGATTTATACTTTCCCAAGTTCTCTGATAGCCTTTTATTGTCTTGCACAGCCATTTGACATTTTTTTAATCTTTTCTTCCATCGTTTTGACCTCTAAATCCACCCTGATAATCCGGATTAGCATTACGATAAAACTTTGATTCACTTACTTTGTTTCCTTTATATGTAAATGTTGTTCCACCAGTTTGAAGAACAGGCTTTCTACTAGTAGAACCTTTTGAATGTTTGGCTGTCTCCCTCATTGTTTTTCCTAAATTTGGCATAACTATCACCTCTTTTCTTTTATTTTTATATTGAAATGTTAAAGACAACTAAAAAGAGATAGTATTCACTATCTCTAAATCATTTATCTTCTAGATCTTCATTTATAACTTCTTCTGTTTCATAATTACATCGTTTGCATTTGTGTTGGAACTGATTCCCTTGTGCTTTGGTTACTATCATTTCCACTATTTTGCATTTGGGACATTTCATTTTGAATTCCTCCTTGTAAAATCATTTCTTGTTCTACTGCACTACTTAAAGCTTGTGCTTGTTGTTGCATCGCAGCAATTATTTGCCTATTTTCTTTACGTTTTCTAATTATATTTTCTAAATCTGTTTTTGCACTTGCACTATCATCTGGAAGAGCTTCTGCGTATTCTTCTAAAGTTATATATCCTTTTATCAATAAGTTTTCTAGAGCTAGCTCTAATGCATATCTATCGTATGGACTTCTTGGAGTTATATCTACTTTTAAATCTATATCCAGTTTATTTAATTCATCTATACTTATTTTAAAAGGTTTATCTCTTGTTTCTGCCTGCCCTATATCGTTTATAGTCTCTTCTTCTGAATATAATGTTAATCCATCTACAAAATATACTTTAATCATTTCAAATACTATTTTTGCACAGTCCTCTAAGAAATATTTATAATTTTCTACTTGTTCATTTAATGGTTGTTGCGTTGCTTGTTGAACAGCAAGTATAGCTTTACCTGAGGCTTGAGTTGGGTCTACATTTCCTGTAGCTGTATCACCTGCTCCAGAAAGTTCTTTAGTTGCTGTAATTAAATCTTGTTGAAGATTATATGCGTCTCCGCTCATCGTTGCTGGTCTTAAATAACTTACTACTTTATTTACATCATCTGCTCGCATATCATTAAGTTTTATCGCACTACCAACTTCTGATATAGCACTTGGATTTTTTACATACTTAGAATCGTATACAAGTTTTGGAAAAGCTCCCATTTTTACAGCAATAGCTCTTCTTGTTGCTGTTTTATTTATTTCATTTTGATTTTCAATAAGGCTCGATACTTCTGATACTCCTCTTGCATATCCAAGCTCTTCTTCCCATGTAAAGTGTGCAAATGGATATAGCTCGCATTCTGTATCTCTTGGAGACATTAAATCACAAGTTTTAGAAGAAAGACTTACGTGTATAGTTCCATTTATTCTTTCAAATTTGTAAACTATAGTACATTTTGGACTTACTTCCATAAGCATATGTTCTTTTCCTTGTTCTTCGTTCCAATCCATATCTGCTACTATTGATAATATTTCTTCTTCACTTAGGTTATTAAATCCTAAATCTTTGTAACGTCTTGCTAATTCTCTAACTTCATTTACTGTTTTTCTTTTGGTAACTAATATGTATGGTTGTTCTTGGATATTAGATTCGTTTTCATTACCATAGTAAATATTGTTTTTATTTATTTCTTCTGACTTTATGGTATCATCTTCATTATAGAAATACATAATACCTTCGCTATTTATACAGGCATTTTTAACTACACTTCTTACTTGCTTTCCAGTTTGTGATTTTTCCCACATTCTTGCAACAAATTGAGTTAATCCTTTGGAGACTGACTTTTGTGCCTCTAGTTCTTCATCTGTGTTGTATGTATTTGGATTAAATACTATTTCGTAGCTATTTTGATTTACTATATTTACTTTAAATTTTATAATTGGTTTTACGATATTTAAAACTATTGGTTCGCTACTGCTTTTAGGTCTTTTAAGTTTATACCATTGTCTACCATGATAATAGTTATAATTCTGCTCACTATCTTCATATAAAGTTTGCCATCTATTGTAATTCTTCCCTTGTTCTAAAAGCTCCCAAATGTCAGTAGTTCTTTCTACTTTTTCCATTCCTTGCTACTCCCTTATTTCTTTTTGATTATTTGGATAATTGTCTATATTTGATAAATAATCAGTCATGATGTTTTTTTCTTTCTTTTCTTCAGCAATTTCTTTTTTCTCTTCTATTACTTCAGATATTGTCTTAATTTTGGGCATTTCTTTTTCTTTTCCTATTCTGAAACCAAAATAAAAGCCTATGCATATACATAGACCTGGTATTATTGAATATATTAAATTAACTATCATATCTTTATTTCTCCTTCTTTGATTTAGGTTTTGTATTTGTTTTTCTTTTTTGTTTCGATTTAGAAGTTGTTTTATTATTACTTTTAATGTCTTTGATTGAATCTTGTTTAGTCGTAACTTTTAAAGTGTCTTCTCTAACTTCTTTATTGTAATTTCTCTCTTTAAATACTTTCTTTTTCATTCTTCTTTCTCCTTTTATATAATTTCTATTTTGCTTCCAAAATCATCATCTGACATTCTTTGGTCGTATTTTATTCCAAATTCACTATAATCTACTATTTGTTCTTCTGGTACTTCTATTGGTAATAGTTTAAAAGTTTGTTGTGTTCTTATGTAATATGTTATAGCAAGACCCATAACTAAATCATCATGATACCCTATTTCTGCTTCTGGTCTACCTTTCTTTTCCATATTCTTTATAAACTTTAGCATTTCTTCTAAAGTTTCTTTATCAGTAATTTCTTCTATTTCGTTTAAAACTATAGTTTGTAATTCAGCAAGTATTAATGGTCTTGTAATTGTTGTTGTTTTAAATCCTAATTTCTTTTCTTTTTTGTTTTCATATGTATCTTCTTTATCTCTTATATAAAGTTTTGGATATCTCATTTCATCTAATTTGGTAGTTGGATATGTACTAAAATTAGTTTCTAATCCTGCCAAAGCTTCGTTATAATACATTCCCAAACAAAAAACTTGCATTGTATATTCTATTTCATTAAACTTTTGTTTTAATTTTGCTACTTGTTTTCCTGTCATATTGTTTATTATATGAGCCGTAAAAAAGTCCGAGCCTTCTCCTGCTGTATCTCCTCCTAATACGTAAGGATTTCTTTTTTGAACATCTTCGTATATTTCTATACATCCATTTTCGTCGTCTATCCAATTGTATTTGTCAATTGTTATATATTCTTCTCCATTAGAGTTTCTTATAACTTTAGTTTTATAATCAAAATATCCTCTTTTTATTGGTTTAGATATTTCTGATAATCTTTTTATTATTTTTTCTTTATCAAAATAACAAAGTCCTGTACTTAAAAAAGCTTCTTGTGGTGTACAAGGATATTCTTGTTTTATCAGTTCCTTATCTATGTAATTTAAATATTTATTGTAATACCAATATACTTGTTCTAATTCTAGATGTTTTTCTTCTATTAACCAATTACATCTATTGTTAATCCAATTGTCTGTTGCTAATACTTTTAAGAACTTTTCTTTTTGCTTTTCATCTTTAAACTTATATCTAT